AAGAATCTTTAAGAGTAAAATTAGTAGTCTTTACATAATTAGACATAAGGTTTCTCGTTTGTTGTGTCTTTTAGTTAAACACCCTAATCTAAGATGCTTAAATAAAAGGGGGCCATTGCAGCCCCCGGTATAGCTTACTCGTCAGCGATAGCGATAATAAAGCCAGCTTCTGGACGATAGGTTTGAATGCCGTACAAAGTGTCAGCAGTGTACAGAGTAGACAAGTACTCCTGCTTGTACTGTGTTTGGCTACGTACAGCCATTTGCTCTGCAAGAACAATAGCGTCCTTGTGGAAGAACAAACAACCACGTACCTGTACAGCACCGTTTTGAGCAGCAGTCTCCAAGATAGGAGCGTTGCTAGAAACGTATACATCTACACCGTACAAGTTACCAATCAATCCTGACTCGACACCACGTCCACCAACAAAGTCAGAAGACACGTAACGATCAATACCCATGATAGACTTACGCGCCGCAGGTGGAATTACCAAGCAACGGTTGTCCATAGGTACATCAGCATCATCCATCAACTTGATAGCTTCACGCAACGCAAGGTCAGTAAAGTTATCGCCAGATGCAACAGTATCAGCAGCAAACGTAGCAAGACCGTTAGCGGCATCTACGTAGTAGCTGTGAGTGTTGACCCAGCTTGCACCGTCAGTTGGAGCAGTAGTACGAGTACCATTACCAAAGCCAGTAGCAACATTCATCAAATCAGTATCAACCGTAAGAGCCAACTGATAGCCAGCATCTTCAGTGTAGAACTGACGCAGAGAGGACAGAGCCTGTACTTCTACGATATCTTCGATGAAACGTGAGTACTCAAAGTGACGATCAATAGTGATCTGCAACTCAGTCTCGACATTTGCTTGGATAGTAACAGCAGTGTCTTGAACTTTAGCGTTTGCTTCACCACGAATGGGCTTAGGTACGTGAATCAAGTCACCTTTCTTTCCTGTCATAGCAAGACGCTTAACAAGAGGTGCCATCTTCAAGTTCTTTTGGAAAGCAGCAATAATTTCGTCACTCCAGATCTCTGGAATAAACTTGTCTGCTGCTGTTTTGTTGACGATTGACCCGCCGCCAACTGTACCGGGATAAGTTTGTTCAGCCATTGTATTTCTCCTTTAGGCTACTTGACCCTCCTATCCGCATAAGCTGCCATTATTTCAGGCTGTAGTGCCATGTAGCGGTCAGGGTCTTCTTTCATAAGTTTAATTAAGTCAGCACGACGATAAACTTTCTTACGAGATCCTTCTGTTGTTCCACGAGCGTTGCCTGTGTTAGCAGCCTGTACTGCACTTTTACGAGCTACCTTTTCAGCTTGCGCTGTCTGTTGGACTACTTGGTTACGTTCTTTCCAGTTACTAAATAGTTCATCAGCGGCATCGTAATCGTACTGTTGGTCAGCATGTACAAACAAGTTTGTTCGGACTTTAGACCCCTTGATCCACTCAGCAAACTTAGGGTCTTGCAAAATACCTTCCATTTCTGGATGCTTAGATTTAAGCTGTGCAAGAGTAGCCTGTTGTTTGTATTGTTGTGTATAAGCTTGTGCTTCTTTTATCTTAGGGTGGTTGTCTATAGCTCGGTTAACAGCAGTTGTAGGATCTACAAAGAAATCTACTTCGTCTTCTTGTTGCTGTTGTTGAGGTGCTGGTTGGTTAACAAGTTGTGTCTGAATATGGTTATCAACAAGTTTACGTAACTCTCCAACTTCCGTACTCTGCTTGCCAGTAAATCTTTCAAGCTCTTGGTGCATCTGCACTAGATCCTCTACTGACTTACCTAGATACTTTTCTGGAAGTTCAGATTCTGCTTGAGGTTGCTCTTCTGGAGTCTCTACAGTATCTTCTGTGTCGAGTTGATCTGTTGCTTCTAACTCTTCTTCTGGACGCTCATCAATTAGTGTTGCTCTTGACATAATATAAACTTACCCCGCCTTATTAGGTTATGGAGAAATAAAATAGGAGTTGCCCCGGTTAGGATTCCTTACTAGTCTGTCCTGCATTCTCGTGTTCACGTACCCACTTCATGTGTCTACCGGGAAAGTCCCCAGAGGCACCGTCAAGCATGTGACGAGTAGCAGAAACAATCTTTGTAGCATTAGCGCCACAATCGCACCTACTGATTGTAGTATCTTGTTCTACAAAGTCTTCAAAAATATGTCCGTTAGTACAACGAAACTCAAATACTTTAATCATCTTTAGTCTTACTTGCTTCTTCGTAGTTAGTACTAACAATAGTTTCCATGTTAATTAAGTGGGCTAATACGTTTAGTTGTCCCTTACGGAAGTGCATATCGTTAGCATCTTTAACTGCTTCTAAGCTATTAATCTGTAAAGCGTTGTTACTAAAGTCTTGTATTAGTTGTTTCCAACCATCAGTAAGAAAAAGACTAAAGTATTGGTCGTAGTATGTTTGTGTTTCTTGATCCATTGAGGTCGCCTTTGATTATCTCTATAGAACTATATATTATATATTATACCATATTTTATAACTAAAGTCAAGGTTTATTTTTTGGTACTTTTTCTCCTTCTCCCTGATGCTGTTACTGCGTGTTTAATTTTAGCTGGTCCTGTCTTACGAGCAGAAGAGCTACGCTTTTCAGCAGCAGTCATTTTAGAAGCTACTTTCTTAGGTCTACAAGAAGGATAAGGACGCTTAGACTTAGTAGCAGATTTCCTGCCACATGCTTTACCTGTCTTTACGTCTACCCAATCTTCTTTAAACCACTTCTTTAGGGCCGCGCCTTTTTTACTTTTTCTTACTGCCACGCTTATTCCCCCAGTTTTTAGCCCCAACCTTACGGCATTTGGCTACAGCACCGGACGCATACGCAGAAGGCCACACCTTGTAACGGGACTTGACCTTTTTTGCACATGCATCATTTGCTTTCTTTTTCTTAGGCATTAGTAACCTTTAGCTTTTTTTACTTTCTTTCCTGTTTTTTTAGCAGCAGCTTTAGCTTTTGCTTTGCCTTTAGCTGTATAAGGGAACTTCTTTTTTCCGACCATTGGCATAGCTATCTCCTTACCATTTCGATTTATTTGCCCAATAAGCCGCAGACATTTTGCCTTTGGCTATGTTTTTAGCATGACGAGCCTTGAATGACTTACGTCTTGCTTTTTCTTTAGGAGTGCTAGGATTTTTACCCGCACCACTAACTCCTTGTTGTCCGTAACGTATAGTCTTTACTTTGTCGCCTTCTTTAGCTACAACTACGTGAGACTTTGTTGGATGATTAGGAGTCCTCTTCGGTTTGTTAAACCCGCTTACTCCCGCTCTTGCTAGTCTTGGATCCTTTTTGCTCATTGATTTGGGCCTCTAGTTCCTTGACCCGGCTCTCCAACAAGTCCAATCTGTCTAGGTGGTTGCTGAACGCTTGGTTGATTTGGTCTAGAAACTTGTTGGTTTCTGTCTGTGTCATTAGCATTGGGACGTTTTCCTTCTATTTCACTTTCTTTTAGTAGGGCGTTTGCTACTTTGAGTCTACGCTCAAATTCTTTATCGTCGTTATCTCCTATTTGTAAATTACGAGTAAGAGCATTAATCTTGTCAATTTCTACTTCTTTTGGTGCAAGCTGTGTTTCTACAGCAAGCTTACCTGCTCTAGCCTGAGACTCAGCAGCTTGTGCATTTAAGGCTGAAGTCTGGCTTTGCTGGAACTGCATCTGTGTTTGTTGAGCCATCATAGCCATTTGTTGTGCTTGTGGATCTGGTTGTCCAGCCTGTTGCAATGCAGCAATTAACTCTTCACGGTTACTAAGATTCATGTTGTCAATAATACTTTGGATCAACACAGGGTACAGAGGACTGTCTTGCTTCATGGTCTGTAAAAGTTGTACTAACTGTGTAACCTCGTACTCACGGGCAATAATGCCTAAAGTAGACGTAGCAATAAACTTGTAGTCAGACACTGGGTAATTTTCAGGATCAAACTGCATATACCTGTGAGCAGCCTTAGTAACAAAAGGCATTAGAAAAGACTGCTGAAAGTTTATAAGAGTGCGTTTATGACGCTTGATAATAGCACCAAGAGACATACTGATCCCAGCAGCAGTAGCCTCGCCATTAACTTGTCCTGCGATGCCCGCCGAATCCACGGCTCCAGTAGCCTGCTGTACCATGCCTTGTAGGGCTTGAGCCTGTGCAAACGTGATTTGTCCGACTTGACCAAAATTAAACGGTTGTAATACTTCACGCGGATCTCCGTTAGTTAGAATCATTTTGCCGGGACGAACTTCTGGTTTAGCCCCTCTAGGAAGCCGTGTAGCGTCGATAGCGAGCATTGGGTGGATAGTGAGGGCTAGAGCATCAATACGAGCGCGTAGCTCTGTATCAAGCGCCTTCTGGCTGTTGTAGCCTTTCTCACAAACACCACGACCCCAGAACCTTGATGGTACTACGTCCCAAGGAAAAGCAACTACAGGACGATCCTGCATCATGTAAGGGTTAGCTTCAGCCTTAAGCAATGTACCACCATTAGCAATAACTACCACAGCCTCGACGTATTTAGTTTTTTCTTCTACGTCTACGCCTTCTTCTTCTAGTAGTTCTCGTGGTACAAGCCCGTAGTACTTAGTCAACCTAACTTTGTCATCATGATACACAGATAAGTCTTGATCTGGTTCTAGTTCTGAATCAGGAGCAGCAGACTCAAGGTATACATCACGATAAATGCCTTGCTCTTGTAGAAGCTCTACAGAGTGCATAGACACAAACTCATCAATAGCTACACCCATAGCATCTTCAATAGACGTAGCTACAGGGTCAATAAGAAAGTTCTGAGGCATCACTGGCTTTAACTTAACAACTACTCTGTCAGTAATGCTTACACCTACAGCAGTAAGGTCACCACCCATAACAGGTTCAGTAGCCGGTGCCATCTCTTTAATTTCTTCTAGGATGATTTCACCAATGCCTGTACCAAAAACAGCAGAGTTAATTAAACACTCTGCAACAGCCTTACGTACTTTACAGGATTCAAAGTCCTCTGTTAGCTTGTTGCGTAAGTACATTACGTCCTGACGCTCTTGGTCGTTCATGTCATCTTGTATGTCAAACCACTTACCACGACCAAAGGTAGCTTCTTCTAGTTCTGCTACGTTAGACTCTACAGCCTGCTGTAACGCAGGAGAGATAATTCTAGAACGCTCTGACGCTCTTTCAGAGTCAGCAGGATCCCATTGACCTCTCCATAACCTATAGTATTCCTCAAACTTTTGTTCGTAGTTTGACTCATAGTTGTCTCTCCAGTTTTCACACTTTATCATTACCCACTGTTCTAGAGACTCTTCAATTAAAAGCTCGTCTGGGCTATAGATTTCTT